ACCCCCTCGCAACACACAGCAACCATGCCTTCAACCGCGCCTTTCAACGCTATCCGCAACTACTTCGCTGAAGCCGCCGCACGCATCCGCACCCAATGGCAACTGTACAACTCGTCCTCCCAAGATTCCCAAGCAACTTCTGACGCTGTTCAATCCTCTGATATCAAACGCATTTATGCCCAAATCCGAGACACAACTGAACAAGACCACCGCATCCTCCAAGCTGAATATGAACATCTCAAAGATACCTTCGTCCTACGTAACAATTTACGTTTCGAACCCTATGAACTTTTCCGCTACTTCGAACATGAACCCAAACTTCCTGAAAATCGAATCCCTGCTCCTGGTTTACTCTCCGTCCCCGCCTATTTTCACACTTCTCGTGTTATTCGCCCTGATCCTTCAACTTCTCGTCAACTCAACCCTGATGAAATCGCTGACTATGCTGAATCCTACCTACCCGGTGATACCGACTTTGGTCCTGAACTTGACACAATGTTACAACAACTGATTACCCGCAAATACCCACAGTATCAACCTTACGTTGACAAATACTGCCGCCCTGCCGGAACAACAGACGCAACATTCCGTGACTTTAACAAGGAACAACTCCCCTCGGAACCTTCCACCCCGGAACGAAAACAACAGATCCTAGAACTTATAGATCATTTTATGAATATAACGCCTTACATGCCTCTCCACTTTGTAGATACCCAATACTGCAAACTACCCCGCTCAACTGGAACCGGTTATCACAACCGCCATTCTTACAAGCAACGCGCACATGCTAAATTCTCACACCCTGATGAATATGCCCAACGACCTACCTCAAAAGGTTACTTCCATAACGCAACTTATGAAGCCGCCCGCACAATCGTTCACCGCATTAAACTTACTGGCTACCCTATGACTTTTGACTTTGATATATCTTCTGACATGCCTGATGAAAACTTTCTCTCCATGACTACGAAACTCAATGACTTCTTTAATTCATACCCAACTATGCTGTTCACTCGCAACCATATCTCTGATAGAGATGGAACCCTAAAAGTACGACCTGTATACGCAGTCGATGATTTATTCTTAATTATTGAACTTATGCTTACATTCCCCGCCGTCGTCCAAGCACGCAAACCTTCCTGCTGCATTATGCACGGACTCGAAACCCTTCGTGGCTCAAACCACCTCCTCGACGCCCTCGCAAAATCGTTCACATCTTTCTTCACAATAGACTGGTCTGGCTATGATCAACGACTTCCTCGTCCCATAACTGATTGTTTCTTCCTCGACTACCTACGCCGACTCATTATAATCAACAATGCCTACCAACCTACATCAGAATATCCTACCTACCCTGACCTTAACGAACATGACATGTACAACCGCATGAATAACCTCCTCTCGTTTCTTCATCTATGGTACAACAATATGACATTCCTTTCCGCTGATGGTTATGCCTACCGCCGCCTTTTCGCAGGTGTCCCCTCTGGCCTATACCTCACACAATTTCTCGATTCCTTTGGTAACTTATACTTACTAATAGACGCAATGCTTGAATTTGGTTTTTCTCCCGAACAAATTAAAGAGATCCTTCTCTTCGTACTCGGTGATGACAATTCCGGATTTACAACATGGTCCTTCTCTCTTCTGAATGACTTCGTCTCTTTTCTTGAAAAACACGCTCTCTCCCGCTGGAATATGGTCCTCTCCAAGACCAAATCTGTCCTTACTCTTCTCCGCTCCCGTATTGAAACACTTTCGTATCAATGCAACCACGGTAATCCCCGCCGCCCTATCGGCAAACTCGTCGCTCAACTATGCTATCCCGAACATGGAATACGCTATGACACGATGTCCGCCCGCGCAATTGGATTATCCTATGCCTCCTGTGGCCAAGACCGCACCTTTCACAATTTCTGTAAAGATGTATACACTATGTTCTCTCCTTTCTACAAACCACTGAAAGTCGACTGGCTCGACCTCTTCCGTACCGTCAACCCAATTGACACTGAAGCCGCATCCGATTTATCGTTTGAAGTCTTCCCTTCCTTAGAAATGGTCCGCTCCCGCATCGACCACTACCACGGTCCTTTATCTTACGACACAAAATGGAATCCTTCCCATTTTATGAACGCTCCAGATTATGCACCTACTGGTTTTAAGACCATGCACATGTATGAACTCGAAAACAAGATCTCCCCATCTATGCCTTTTTCTACTTCTTCTCAATATGCTTAACTTACTAGACGCTTACCTCTAGAAAATTTTAATGTTTTTT